CATGGCTGCTTGGAAATATGTGTTAGTAGCTAAAGGATTTGTATTATTTAATATTGTAGAGCCACCCCATATCTCTACATAATCAGTAGAGCCATTACAATAGACTAAACAAGACACAGCCAAGAGAGGATTAACTCCTGCTACCGAAGGATAAGTCCCAAATTTGTACGCAGCACCGTTTTTATATACCACTATAACTCCCGATGTAGATGCTGACAGAATCTGAAAGCCTCCAGAAACTTGATAATACCCAGCTACAGTTGGAGTAAACCGAGACGTAGTAGTATCATAATTGCTATTGGTATCAAACTCCTCAGTCTGAAAGAGTATTTTTACATACGGGGGGGGTCCCGCAGGAATGCTTTGTAAAGTACTTTGATAAGCACTAAACGCTGGAGCTGCTGTAGCACCTACAGTCAAACCTTTTGCAAACGTAACATTCTGCGAGGCATCTATAGTTACAGCGGTTGTGCCGTCTGCACTGGCTAGTTGTAGAACACCTGAGGCATCCCCCGTGACAGTTAAGCCACCGACTCCGGACGTTTTGCTGGAAATTATTGTGGCCATATTATATCCTTAAAGTATCATCCAGCGGCTTCCGCTGGGTATCGTAACGACTACACCACTCGCCACGGTCATAGGCCCAGTTGCTGTAGCGTTGTATCCAGTGGGTATTGTGTAAGAAGTTGAGACTGTGCTGTTGTTTAGGACTAAGCCATTTGAGGCAGCTACTTGAGGTACATAGGCTGTTAATGTCTGGTCTTGGTGTACAGAACGCTCAGAGGGATACGTTACAAATACGTCCTTAGTACCCGCTGGAAACGACACCAAAGCACCAGCATTAGAGGATGACAAGACAGTAGTACGAGCTAACGTAGTTCCGCTTAAGGTATAAGTTCCTAGCCCAACTTCCCAGTTAGCACCCCCTTGGTCTGCGATACAATAGTAAGTAGTATTACCATTGCCAACAACAGCGAAAGACTGGAAGCCTAACGCTGCGCCTAATAGAGTAGCTGTGCCTGTACCAACAACTGCAGTTGTCTCCTTTACCCTGTCGTTAAGCGCAAGAGCCATGAGTAACTCCTATTATGACGCGGTCGCGCTATATGATACAGAAAGTGTGTCTCCTGACGTTACAATTTTAGACCCTGCAGTAAAGTCACCAGCTGAGAATAAAGTACCTGTAGTATTGTCAATAGTAGCTGAACCACCGATGTTAATAAAACACCCAGCAATAGTACCTGAACCTGTCATTGTAAACACAACTGGAACAGACGTTGATTTAACCCCTGCAGCTGCAGCACTAAATGTTGGCGTTTTACGAGTACCAGAATATGTAGGTGCGTTTGCAAGGCCTACTTCTAGCCAAGAGGCATGTGACGCCTGAGTGTCAGTAACAAGCGCAGTGCCTGTACCTTTAAGGCCCATAACAACAGCACCACCAGCAACATTGCCTAGCACGGTGTCCATAGTAAAGTTCTTACCAACAGTAGTCACTAAGTTACCAATAACATCAGCCCATTTAATATCACCAAATCTATCATGACATACAATGCGGTATGTTCCGTGTAAACTCATAGACTCATCATGCTGTGCACCTCTATCTACAGTAGCTGAGCAGGTATCGCCCACGTTTGTTTTTTCATTACGCATAATAGTTCCTTAAGAAAATCTAATAACAGCCGTTGTTGCTGTAGAGGGTGGAAAAGTTACTGTAAATGTACCTGATGCAGTCTTATCTGAACCAAAGTCTAAAACAGCTACAGCAGCATTAGTTGTATCATTATATATCAAAGCGCCACGACACAGAAAACTAGATGTTAACCATACGGCGTTATTAAATGATACATAAGCTGTTGAACCTGAACTAGCAGGTACTATAGGAGTTAATACATTACCCCCTGCGACATATCCTGTCCCAACTACTTCATTTAAAGTTGTATAAACTAAAGTTGTAGCATTGAGTTCAGCATCAGCTGTATATAAAGCTATCCTATAAACATAGGGGGTACCTGTAGCAAAGTTCTCTACGCCACTTAGTACGTTCTGTTTGAAAATTGTGCATTGTCCTTGAACTATCATAAGCTGCTATAAGGTAGTTTAGTTTGGTTGTTTCTGTAGCTATCGCCTCTCTCTAAACCATCACCAAGGCGTTTCAGTTGGCCCAAGGCTTCTTGATACTTTTGTTCGTAGTAACCAACCATATCTGCTTCACCTTTCATAAAGATCATAGCTTCACGCATAGCGCCGTAGAACAACACAGGATCGTAGTTATCACTTAGCCAAGTAGTACCTGAAGCAGTTGTAGTTATAGACTCAGGCATATAGTAGTAATGTAGCTCTACACTATAACTAGCATCAGGTGTTGGTGTTAAGATAAGAGATAACTCTGTAGGGTATGTTAACTGTGAGCCAAATATAGCGTAGTACTTAGGTAGCCCTGTAACACTTGGATTAGGATAAGCTTCACGAATAAAACTAACATCCTTATCTATAAGATAATTATATGCACCTAACGCACTGATAGCCGCAAGAGAATACACAGCCATAAAGTCATTAGGACAAGACAGATAAGGATTACTACTTGTTACATTACCCGTTACATTCTTTCTAAGTACTGGAATCTGTACAGAGTTATATATGCGAAGTTCTGCTTCGCTAACAAACAAAGGGATATTAGAGACAAATAACTGCTCAGTATTTTCAGAGTAATCTTGTATAGCTTGAACTAACGCAGCGTAATTCATTGTTTACGCCATTGGACCACGGGCGATGGTTCCTTTTACAGCAGCGCCATTACCACGAGTTTTTACACCAGTAGTTTTAATGTCCTTTTGAGGATAACCTGAAGTGTTAGCTGCAGGTGCTGGTTTAATTTGTGGGTACTTATCAGTTAAATGTGTCATATTGTTCTCTATGTTGTAGTTACTGAACTAACTTGCCCTACTGCCATTAGGGCATTAGGTGTTAAAACTTCGTCAAATAATGAGGCTCCACCTACAGGTGCCCAGCCCCACTGGAAAATTCTTGAACCGCCAGCGCCGTAGTTATTAATATCTAAACCCGATACCTCATAACTTGTGTCTCTACGTGGATTACGTAAAGCCTGTGGATCACTTACAGGGTACATGCCTATTTGTAACTGTGGCTGATCCGGTTCCCAGCACGTAGGACATACTAATATGTTGGTTATCTTAGTCTTTATGGTCAATGGGCGCAATGTTTTAAGTAGGTATTCCATACCACAACGATCACACTGTGATATTGCAATCTTACCTCTAGCATACTTAGAGCTCATTAAATAAACGCCATCCTAGGTACTACTCGCAATGGAGCTTTTTCACGGTCTTCCTGCGCAGCCAAATCAAACTGCTCATCATATACCATCTTTAACGCCTGTGCCCTTTGCATATCAACACCCGGTAGTTTCATAGATAAGTAATAAGCCAACCCTGCAATAAGTGCAGGTAGAAATCTAAAAGGTATGTCTTGTGTATTAACAGCATCACCAGCGTCTTGCATTCTTCTTAAGCGCCAGTATATAAATGTATACTGTGAACCGGGAGACTGTGGTGTAGGCCACACATTGATCGTTGGATTAGCTACACCTGTAGGAGTTGTTGCTCCTGATTGTCTGTTTATCCACACTTGGATAGGTTTACCTAGCGCATTCTTATTAGGGATTGTCGAGTAAGTAGAACCTGAAATTCTTGATATAGTTATATCGGATTGGTTTTGACCTGACCCTGTACGTATTACATGGTCTAATAAGTCAATAGTATCTATGGGTAGAGTATATACAGCTTGCCCTGTGACCATAGGGATTGAACCTTCTTCCACGCACCAAAGATTTATGCCCTTATTCGACCACTCCATAGTTAAAAGATTTAACGATCTACGTGCAGTTTTAAAATCGTAGCCTGATCTGGCTTCCAAGCCACATCTTTCAAATGCGTCCTCGATTATCTCCGAGAGGTCCATATTAAATAAAGCTGTGCCTGTAGTGGTCATTTCTTAGCCCGTTTATTTTTAGTAAGAGGGGGA